TTCTTGATCGACATGAAGGCCATGCAGACATCGATCCAGCCGGCGTCGAATTCCAGCCGGCGCTTGGCAACCAGTTGCTTGGCCTTCAAAACGAGGCGGGTCTTGACCTCGACCGAGTAGTTGATTTCCCGCGCCGCCGGGAAGAACTGGCGGACCAGCTGGAAGACGCCTTGGCCTATGGTGGTGCTGTCGATGCCGATATGCACCACGTTATAGCGGGCGCACAGAGCCTTGATCCTGTCGGCCTGGGCCTGCCAGTCGGTGCCGGTGACGAATATCTTTTCCAGCACGCGGAAGCGCCCGCCATCGACCGACGGCGGCGCCACCACGACGATGGCGGCATTGTCGCCGGACTTCGACGGGTCATAGCCGATCCAGACCGGACGGTCGCCGAACGGACGGGCCAGAACGAATTTGACATCGTCCCAGGTGCTCCAACTGTCCACCATGCAGCGCCGGAGTTCGTCGAAGCCGAAGAAGGCGGCATCGTCATCGACCCATTGGGCCATGAACAGGTTGGCGAAGTCGGCGTCGTTATATTCGCGGCGTAGGGCGGCGATGTCGAACAGGTTGCAGCCGCCGGCCTCGGCATCCTCGATGGTGACGATCTGCCGCCATTGGCCGTCCGGACAGAGGCGGCCGTCTTTCAGGGCAGCATGGGAAACATCGAACTCGATCCGGTCGGCCTTCGCTTTGCCGCGATTAAAAACGTCGCCGGACCAGAAGGCATGGCTTTCGTGGCCGATGGTGGACGGGGTCGAGAAATAGGTGATCCGCCATTTCTTGTGGGTCGCCATCGCCGACGCCACCTTGCGGAATTCTAGGAACTTCCCGATCCAGGTATATTCGTCCAGATAGACATGGCCGTGGTAAGACTGGGCGGTCTTGCTGTTGGTGCCCAGGAAATACAGGGTCGCCCCGTTCCAAAGCGTGATCGGGTCACCCTTCAGCTGGACACCGGTCACATCTTTGACGAACTGAACGATATATTCGCGGAAAACATGGGCCTGGGCCTTCGAGGCCGACAGGAAAATCTGATTGTCGCCGGTTTCGATGGCGTCGATCAGGGCTTCGCGGGCGAAATACCATGTAGCCCCGATCTGACGGGATTTCAGGATGTTGCGGACGCGGTGTTTCTTGGCGTCCAGCCATTTTTCCTGATAGGCCCACAGGTCAGAACGGAAGGCCTCGATCAGCGCCTCGACCTGTTCTTCGGTCAGGACGTTCTTGTCTTCCTTCTTGCGCTTTTTCGCCCGGTCCTTGACGGCGGGATTGAGATCGCCTTCCTTGCCGCTCTGGCTGTATTGGGCAATTCGCGCCGTCCGCTCCAGCATCTTGCCCAGCTGGTCGATTTCCGTCAGGTCGGCGGCGGTCTTTTCGTCCTTGGCGATCAGCTGCATCAGCCGGACTTCGACATGGGCTTCGATCCGCACCATGACCGGCGCTTTATCCCATTCATCCCGGCGCTTCCAGGCATCGACGGTGCCATAGGGAACGGACAGCGAGCGTGATATCTCGGCCACGCTGTAACCGCGCCAGTAAAGGTTCCGCGCTTCGATCCGGGTATTTTCGTCGGCTGAATACATGGGGCCAGCCTGTGGCGGGCATCTTCCGCCACGCACGCGCTTTAAAGTTGGAATCCCTTATTCCAACCCTGGGGGATTTGCAGGGTCCGCCGCCTGCACTCCAGCCTGACCGGGTAACCGTCCCAACCCCCAGGACTCAAACGACATGCCGACAAAGTTCCTCCGCGTTGCCACGTCCGGCAAGACCGTCGATGGCCGGGAAATCACTCCCGCCATGATCGACCAGATGGCCGCGACTTACGACCCGGCCAAATATGGCGCCCGCGTCTGGATGGAGCATATCCGTTCATTCCTCCCCGACAGCCCGTTCAAAGCCTACGGCGATGTCGTCGCCGTCAAGGCCATGGATGGTGACAACGGCACCCGCGCACTGCTGGCCCAGCTGGACCCCACCGCCGATCTGATCAAGCTGGCCCAGGACCGTCAGAAGGTGTTTTTCTCGGTCGAGATCGACCCGAATTTCGCCGGCACCAATCAGGCTTATCTGATGGGTCTGGCGGTGACCGACAGCCCGGCTTCGCTGGGAACCGAAATGTTGACCTTCGCCGCCAAATCCGAACTGGCTCCCGAGGCGGTGAAACGGCATCTGTTCGGCGCGGCGGTCGAGGAAAGCGGCATCACCGTCGAAGACGAAACGCAGGGCCTGCTGGACAAGATCAAGGGCCTGCTGGCGTCCAGCAAGACCAAGACGGAACAGTCCCCCGCCTCCCTGTCTGCCGAGGCGGTCAAGAAGCTGTCGGACATGGAAACCGGCATGATCGAAATCGCCGCCACCCTGCAGGATATGCAGAAGAAGGCCGGCGACTTCTCCGACGCCAGCACGGTCAAGACGCTGGCCGAAGACCTCGCCAAACTGAACGCCAAACTGGCCGACATCGAAACCAAGATGTCCAAAACCCCCACTTCCCAGCCTCGCCAGCCTGCCGCTGGCGGCAATGGCATGACCCAGACGGACTGCTGAACCATGAAAAACGAAACTCGCACCTCTTTCGAGGCCTATGCCGCCCAGGTCGCCACGCTGAACAACGTCGCCTCGGCCATGAACAAGTTCTCGGTGACCCCGACCGTCGCCCAGACCCTGAATGACCGCATTCAGGAAAGCGCCGCCTTCCTGCAGTCGGTCAATATCGTGCCGGTGGACGAACAGTCCGGCGAACGTCTCGGCTTGGGTGCCGGCGGGCCTGCCGCCGGTCGCACCGACACCTCCACCAAGGACCGCGAGGCCCGCAATCTGGTGGATATGACCGACTTCGCCTATTACTGCGCCAAGACCGATTTCGACACCTACGTCACCTATCAGCAGCTGGACGCTTGGGCCAAGTTCCCCGATTTCCAGGCCCGTATGCGCAACCATGTCACCGCCCAGATCGCCCGCGACCGTCTGATGATCGGCTGGAACGGCACGAAGATCGCCGCCGATACCGATCTGGCGCAAAATCCTCTGTTGCAGGATGTCAACAAGGGCTGGCTACAGCATATCCGCGAGAATGTTCCGCAGCGCGTTCTGTCCGGCATCAAGGTCGGCACGGAGTCCGGGGCCGATTACCGCAACCTCGACTCCCTGGTCTTCGACATGACCAACGAGCTGCTGGACCCCTGGTATCGAGAAGACACCGGCATTGTCGCCATCGTCTCCAATGAACTGACCACCGACAAATATCTGGGCCTGATGAATTCGGCGGCCAGCGATGCCCCGACTGAAAAAGACGCCCTGGCGACCATGCTGTCGAACAAGACCTTGGGCGGCAAGAAAGCCCAGGTGGTGCCGTTCTTCCAGCGCCGCTCGGTCCTGCTCACCTCGTCCCGCAATCTGTCGATCTACTGGCAGAATGGCTCTCTGCGCCGGCAGATCGCGGAAAAGCCCGAACGCGACCGCGTCATCGACTTCCTGTCGATCAACGACGGCTATGTCATCGAGGACTTCGGCGCCTGCGCCTTGGTGGAAGGCATCCTTCTGCCCAAGGCCGGCGGCGGCTGGGAGTAACCGCCCATGTCCATCGCCCGCGCCCATTTCCAGCGCACCATGGCCGCCCGCGAAAGCGCGGCGGCCAGTTCGGGGGCGGAGCCGGCCACCGGCAGCGCCTATGAACGCATGCTGGGTCAGCTGCGCCTGCATCAGGCCCAGCTGAAGGCCATCCAGTCCAAGACCGCCAAGATCGAGACGAAGAAAGGCTTCCTGGCCGAGTACGCGCCTTATGTCGATGGCGTGATTGCCGGCGGCGGCGGAGCCCAGGACGATGTCCTGGCGACCGTCATGGTCTGGCGTCTGGACGCGGGCGATTGGGACGGCGGCCTGGAAATCGCCGCCTATGGCATCCGTCATGGCCTTGCCATGCCGGAGCCGTTCCGCCGCGATCTGCCGACCACCCTGGTCGAGGAACTGGCGGACGCGGTTTTGACCACCACCAGCCCCGACAAGGCGCTGGCCGATCCCATCAACGAGGCACTGGAACTGACCGCCGATCAGGACATGGTCGATGAGGTCCGCGCCAAGGCCCATAAAGCCCTTGGGCTGATCGCTCTGGACAGCGCCCCGGCGGTCGCGATCGAGCATTTCGAGGCGGCTCTGAAGCTGAACCCCAACAGCGGGGTCAAGACGCAATTGACGCGGGCGCGGAAAGCCCTTCCGCCCGCGTCCTAACAGGCCCCCCGGCGCGGCGACGGCAGGTCGAGGAACAAGGCGCAAGCCGACATTCCGAAACCACCGTCGCCGCCACCCTTCGACGGATTTCCGCGATGCTGACCCTGATCCCCACTGACCAGCCCGACAGCCAGGACACGTTGGTCAAAAATGACGGATGGTATCCAGACTTGGATGCCAAGGACTTCATCGATCAGACCGGCCAGCCCGACATTTTCGACATGGTCCGGGTCACCTCCGCCCTTCAGGCCGAGATGATCGAGATCAATCTTTCCCTCGCCGATTGGCGGGACCGGCAGACGGTGGATAGCCTTTCCGCTGTCCCGGCTACCAACTATGGCGGCGTTTCTGAAAAAGTCATCCTTTACACCACCGCCGTCTTTTCCCGCGTCCGCGCCCAGCTGCTGCGCAAGACCCGCGATTTTGATTCCACCAAGGACGGTCACAACCGCGCCGACAAGCTGGAAGAAACCGCGACCGATTATCTGCGCCAGTCAACCGAGGCCCTGGCCCGCCTGACAGGTCGGTCCCGTACCGTCGTGGAACTGATCTGATGGCGAAGGTCATCCGATCCTTGCAGGGCGACACCGTCGATATGATCGCCTCGCGCTGCTACGACGGCGACACCAGCATGGTGACCTCCATCATGTCCGCCAATCCGGGGCTTGCCGGCAAGGGGATCATTCTGCCGAAGGGAACCTTGGTGACGCTGCCCGAGCGCACCACCACCACCACCACAGCCACGACCAGCCTATGGGATTGACCATGACCGAAAATTATATCGGACCTGACCGGAGGAAGCCGGCCAATTGCAGCGAGGGGCCGACCTGCGCCCATGTGTCGTCTGTCGCCGAAGAGGCGGCGGATCGCGCCGTCCGGGAAGTCTTCGCCAAGTTCGGCGTCGATATCGACAAGCCGGATCAAGTGGCCGAATTCCAGGCTGACCTGCGCTTCGGTTCCCGCCTGCGCCGCATCGCCGACCATGGCGCGATGGCAATGGTGGCCGCCCTTGGCGTCGGTGTCCTGGCCGCCCTGTGGGCCGGCATCACCAGCAAGCTGGGAGGGCACTGATATGCGCGACATCCTGGCCGCCGCCATCCCCCAGGCCCATCCCGACAATATCGCCCATTTCGCGCCGGCCATCGCCGCCGCCTGCGATGAATTCGAGATCACCACGCCCCGGCGCTATGCCGCCTTCTTGTCGCAAATCGCCGTGGAATCGGAAAATCTGTCGCGTCTGGTCGAAAACCTGAATTACAGCGCCAAAGGCCTGTTGCGGGTCTTCCACAGCCATTTCGACGATGAGGACGATGCGGCGGACTATGACCGCCAGCCCGAACGCATCGCCAACCGGGTTTATGCGGATCGCATGGGCAACGGCGATGAGGAATCCGGCGACGGCTGGCGCTTTCGCGGTCGCGGCCTGATCCAGCTGACCGGCAAGGACAATTACGCCGAATGCGGCGAGGCCCTGGGCGTCGATCTGCTGTCCGCACCTGACTATCTGGAAAGCCCGGAAGGGGCCGCCCGCTCCGCCGCCTGGTTCTGGAGCCGCCATGGCATCAATGCCTATGCCGATAAGGCCGACTTCGACGGTATCTGCGATCTGGTCAATATCGGCCATAAGACCAAGCCGCAGGGCGATGCCCATGGCTACGACAAGCGTCTAGCCGCCTATCGCGCTGCGCTACAGGCGCTGGCGGTGGCCTGATGCGGCTGGATTCGCCCAGGGGAACATGGGATTTCCGCCGGCA